CGTAACGTGCTGTCGGAGACAACGCTACCATGTTGCGATCACGGTGAGGACGAAGGAAAAGATACTTCGTATTCAGCATGAAGCCAGTAGCAGACGGACAGTAACCGCCAATACCACCGTCAAGCACAACGTCAGAGTCCATGAACTTCAGAGTTGGGAAGCCAAGGTTTCCTGTGCTTGCGTCTGTAAAGCGCTGCTGGGCCTGTAGAGAGCCCATGTAGTACGTCCAGTAGGTGTTATCCAAAACCACCAAGTCAGGGCGATCTGCACCCCTTACAAGGCTTCCCCAGAGGCTATTAAGAGCCGCCTGGATGGTTGTGGCAGAAGCAGTCACACCTTCGGTGCTGAAGTCATACAGACCAGAGCGCCAGAACGTGTAAGTAGCACGATCAATGCCACCATACGTTCCAGTTGTCGGGTCAGCAGGAACAGCAGCATTTAGGCCGGTTACTTCTTTACCGCTGGAGCCGGTGCCATCTGAATAGACAGATTCGGCAAGTTTGTTAGCCATTGTGCTTTCTGCGACGTTTAAACGTGCTTCGAGCAAGTCAATAAACTGCTCCTGGCCTGAGTTCTGGAGCATTTCCAAGCCAGACATGACGACTGGGCAAGCAAGCTGCTTAATGTTGAACTCAGAAGCACTGATTACATCAGCGGTAGCTACTGGCAGCAGATCATAGCCGCTATAGAAACCAGCGTTACCGTTTTCCGCAAAAGAAAGCTCTTGCAGAATTACGTTACCACCACCAAAAGGCTTGACGTTTCCACGCTCGTTAAGACGAGCAAGCAAAGCGTTGTTCTTGGTTACGTTGTCTGCAATCTGTTTTGTGCGAGACTGGATAGTTGTCGCAATAATGTCCGTAACGGACGTATTGGCAAAAGCCATTGTTTTTCTCCATGACGTTAGGCTCCGCAGTTTGCAGAGCTATGTTTTCACCTGTTCATGCAGCCGAACTGGTGGCTCGTCATGTCCCTTGAATGGCCGTACAAGGGTGGCATTAGCGCCGAAAATCGCAAAGATGAGGCATAGCCTTCTTTACGCTTGTCGCTGCATACCTCAATTACAAAAGTGCTTGCTCAACGGTGTCAGTCTCTAACAGAGTGGCTTTACCTTAAAAGCGTTGCACTTTTGCAACAATAGCATCAGCGTGAGTTGCTTGCAATAGCAGCCTCAATCGCTGATCGAATATCTACCGCACCTGGGCTGTTTGGCGATGCCAGGGCGGGAGCGCCAGAAACGCTTACCGCTGCGGCTTTTGCTCTTTGCGCGGCTCCAGTGGTTTTTTGTGCGCCTTTTGCCTGTTGTCGCTTTTGAAGCACCGTTCTTACCCTTGGGTTAGCAAGACAGGCTTGGCGGTAAGCGTCTTGCAGGGAAAGCTCTCTGCCACGCCTTTCAGCCACTTCCATCAAATCAGCCATTTCTTCGCGTACATCTTCCGCAAACTCAGCATTTTCAATAAAGTTCTGAACTTCGCTTTGAGCCTCCATGCGAATCTGTTGAGTTTGGTTCTGCTTGGCTTGTTGAAACTCATTCATAAAGTTTTGAACGGGCTGAAGCTGCTGCTGAATAGCTTGCTGCAACTGAGCGTTTTGATCGTGGTTTTGGGGTATTTCTCCGACTAACGCGGCATCTAATTGTGCAATGAAATCCTGCCCAAACCGGCCAACACCAAATTGCTTTACGATACCAGAAACAAGCTGTGCAATTTCTGGCCCTGTGCCAGTGCGTAGCTTGGCAGCAGTAGCCATAACATTATCAATGGCTTGCAAAGAATTGCCGTTTTCAGCCTTAATAAAGACTTGATATGGCTCAAGCACCTTATCGATAGCCTCGGCATATTTACGAGCGCTAGAAGTCTCTTTGAGAGTTTGCTGTACCTCGCGTTCTCTACGCTGCACCTCTTTCTTAACGCTATCTGGTAGCTTTGCCCAATGTTCTCTGACATCAGGTCTCCAAGAAACAGGCGCTTTCTCTTGCTTCTTTGGCTCTGCCTTTGGCCCTGGGCGTATGCCTTCTTTAGGGCTTGTTTCAGCCGTTAAATCAACGTCAGGTTGATCTTGAGGCGCTTCTGGCTCTGCCTCAACAGGATCAAAGGTAAGTGGCTCTGACGAATCAAGCGGATCGGACTCTACTTCTTGCTGTACCGGCTGATCGACAATTTCTTCTTTCTCTACTGCCGATTCAATCGCTTCTCTTAAAGAACTGGGTTCTTCTAATGTGGTAGGTTCTTCATCCATTTTTATCTGCTTTCTATTTTATGGATAGCCCTAGCAATATCTTCTTTGCGGAAGGTTCCACCGTTTTGCATATAGTGTTCACGGCTTTTCTTGGCTTCCGCCCAAGTATTAGTAAAGTCATCCATTGTGGTAAGGTTATTGTGCTTCATGTATTCGCGGTGTTTTTTTCTTGTGCCTATGTCTGTTCCATCAGTTGCAACTAACCCATCATAATGAGCGTCAGAAACAAATATCTTCTTGTCGGCTGGGCCTTGTTTTTGCCTCGTTATTTCAACGAGTTTGTCTAGCTTTTTATCGTAGCGGTAGGTTCTTTTCATTTTTTTTGCCTTAATGCTTGCGCCTGCATTGACTGTTTCAATATACTATTGCCCCTGTCGGCGGCAGCGTATTCTTTCGCCACCGACTGAGGAATACCAGCCTTTTTAGCAAATTTAGGGTTGCTTGCCGCAGCAGCCATAAACCTAGCTTGTTTTTTAGACTTGCTTGGCATCTTCGTAAGATTCTTCTTCCATCTCTGCGCCTTCTGCCATGGCTTCTTCTTTTGCCATCATATCGTCGTCATAGTCGTTAGGGATTTCCCCTAGTTGGCGCAGAATTTCAGCGTATATTTGCATTTTAGCCATTGGCATTGTCTTTCTCCTTACCATTTGACCTTATCTGCCCAATAAGCAGCAGACATTGGGCCTTTTGAAATGTTTTTCGCATGACGCGCTTTAAATGATTTACGTCTATTCTTACTCGCTTCTGTTTCGCCTTCTTTTCGCGGAGATCCGCTTACTCCCTGTTGTCCAAACCGTATTAGACGTATTTTTTCGCCTTGTTTAGCTAAAACAGCGTGAGATTTACTATCGTGAGATGAAGTACGTTTTGGCTTGTTAAAGCCACCGTACTCTTTTCTCAAAGCATCTATTCTCGCGCCGTATTTGCTCATCCGACGATAGGCGGCAAGTTAGGGTTGGGTTGCATAGCGTTTTTAGCCATCTGGTTTAGCTGGAATATCTTGGTCTGGGTATCGACCTGGGTTTCCATTGTGTTTGCTTCTCTTTCCTTGGCTTTTGCCATTTCCGCCGCTGTCTCTGCTTGATCTTGAGCAGACGGTTGCGGCGGTTGCGGCGGATTAGCTTGCAACTGTGCAAGAGCCTGATCCAGCACGCTTTCAATCTCTGACGAAACCTTAAATTTAGAAACAGCCCATTGCAGCAGTTTTAAGAAGTAAGGCGACGAGCCAGGAACCGCCTGGATCATAGGACCAATCTGCGCCACAAAAGCACCCATGCCCTGCATAAACTGAACCGCACTATCACGCTCTTGCGCCCAATCCATTGCAGCCAAAGAGTCAGCTTCTACGCTAATTCTGTACTCTGCTAGGCGCTCATCCTTAACAAGTTGAATAGCCGGTGCAGCAAACTGAGCGTCAGGTGTACGCATAATGTTAGAACGCATGGCAATCGTTTCTGGTTGCCAATGCTTGCTAATAATCTCAGCTTTAATACGCAGAAGGTTTGTAATCCACTCAGCAATGTAGAACTGGCTCAACTGTATGCGAGTAGAGCCAAACTGCGCTTTAAGTTGTTGTGCCGTAGCCGTTTCAGAGGCTTTGCTGCTACCGCGCATAACATCAGAAATGCCTAATACTTCGTAAATCTGCACCGTTTTGTCTTGCCGGTAGACACGCAACTGATTTATCGCGTTTACAACCTGGTCGATGGGAACCCAATCAACTTTACCTTTAATACCACCGCTTTCGGCAAACATAGCCCAGTTATCAACTGGAATAAGCTGGTTTTCAGCAGCTTGGTTAAACATGCGCTGGATGCCATCGTTGTTCTTGTCGTAAAGACCAATGACTTTAGCCGCTCGCGTCAACCAAGTTATGCGCGTATTGATCTCGTCAAGCTCTTGGAACTGATCCTGTGCAAAAATGTAGTCAGCACGCGGCATAAAGTTGCTGCTTGTAAGATTTGCAGCCAAAGGCTTCGGACACGGGAAGAAGTCATCAAGCTCTAATGGGTCATCCTTAACATCAAGGATAACTTCGCAGCCCTTGGCGTACCAATAAACCTTTTTGTCCTCTTTGCACCAGATTTCAAAAACTTCACCACGCGCCCAAGGGTCATGCTTGGGTGTTTGCGCGTTTACATCCTTCGGTGTAGACGAAAACAACGGCACAACCTTGCCAATTTCTTCGCCAAAACGCTTTATAAGCTGATCCCGCGTCATATAGACCCGACGCGACACCCATCTTACTTCTTCCCAAACACGCGCCGGAGAATAGAAAAAATCTTTCCAGTAAATGTAGTCAATCGGCGCTGTTTCGTCGATTATTTGCTCAACAACCTGTTCAGCAACCAATTCTTCGCCCGTCATAGGGTCAATTTCAGCCGGTAAGACACTTTCTTCAGTTTCTACAGCATATCTTAGCCATGCTTGGCCCATGCCAACCACCAGCCAGTCCTCAATGCACTGTCTGAGAGCAGAATCCCAGTTAGATACGTTGTCATCAAAGCTACGGTTAAGAATACGCTGCACAATAACGCCAGCAACACGCGCCTGGTCGTCAGCCGAATCAAGAAAAGACCGCGCAACACTAGCTTTTGGTGGCCTTGCGTAAAGCAAGGACAGCAAAACCTTCATGCTCGACCAAAATAAGTTTACCCTGCTTTCTTCTTTTCCCCATTCATCACGCTTATCTAAGTATCTGCGCGTGATCTTATCCCCGTCCTCTTGAAACCGCTCTAGCTCCTTCTTAGAAGCCTCAATCTCACTTGACCAACGCTGCGCCATGCCCTGCGGCGTGTCAGAAAAGTCACTCATACTTTTAATTGTGCTTGTTTGTTCCATTATCCGACTCTTGTTGATTGTGAAGGCTGACAGTCCCAAATCCCGTCAAGCGTAAACTCATACATTGCGTTGCTTTTTAACTGTTTTGGGCCTTCTGCGCTAGGTGCCTTGCTTCCACCAGTAGGTCTAGCAGAAAGAGCAAGGTATCTAAAAGCGTCAGACGCATGGCTGTGCTGGTCATGGCGAGGCTTGTTCCTAAACATCTGAGTGCGTTCGTCCCACTCCCGCATATAAGAGCGTAAATGCTCAATGCCCTCATATGTCGTTTCTTCGTTAAAATAGCATTTAGGCAGCACCATACGCGCCGCCTCAATGCCATCCTGCAATCCCATGCTTGGTACAATCTTGGGCGTAATACCAGCAGCTAGGAACTGCTCCATAATGCTCTTGCCAGTTTGCAAACTCTTTGCCCTGGCATCATGCGGTA